GACTTGCAACTTCTATAGCACCTCCACCAAGCGGTCCCTTGACCACAACTTCGCTACCTGTGATACCTCTAATCTTAAGACCATCTCCTGTAGCATTCTTCACATGCACGTTTGTGCTGAGGGTGACGTTACCTGTGAATGTTCCGTTATCAATCGCAACTTTCAACGCTCCGTTACCAGACACACCAAGAGGATTACCACTTGAATCAAAGATCTTAACATGAGCAGCAGTAGATCCGTCGAAACCACCAACTGCAACGTTGTCTCTTCCATACTCAAGACTTCTTACTTCAAAACTACCACCAGCAGGCATGTGAGATAATCGCACACCACCAGTGACTTCAACTGCGGTAGCACCCTTGATACCGATGATACCAACACGATCACCATCGGTGTTACCTTGGAAAGCAGTTTCTAACGATGATGGAACACCGTTTGATGGATATTGTAATTTACGAATTCGTAAACCACCTGTTGTTCCTGTAATTCCAACAGGAGTACCATGTCGCATACCTTGAACTGCAACGGTATCAATATCTTTTTCGAGTGTTCTTCTGTTTTCGGTTGTTAATTTATAACCAGTTGCTCCCGTGTAACCCAGAGGACCAGCGTACAGACTACGAATCTCTGGTTTTGCAGACTTCGAACCAAAGGTGATGCTAAACGGAACCATGTCTGCTCCCACACTTTGAACGCTACCAGTAACTTTCACTGGAGCAAAGTGCGTTTCACTGATTCTGCCAGGACCGTAAGCGGTAGGACCGCTCTTACCAAACGTAGGACCAACAACTTGAATTATAGATGTAACCGTAACGTTTGTTCTGGCGTTATGATTACCCATATCACCGATCTTGATTCTTTCGTTCTCAAGACGAACACCACCAGTTACTTTTAGAGCCTCGGATGCTGCATCGATAATCGCACCCGTATACCCTGTGTGGGAGTTCGAAGATCCCATGATTTGAACGGGGAGTGGTTTAATCCTAGATACACGATTAACTGTATCAGTATCACCCCAAGCAGGTTTCACGATTTGAACGTGTGCGCCTGTAAAACCTGTTCCACCACCTGCACCAAAGTCAGTTGCGATTGTATAAGTAGCACCACCAATAATAACATTATCACCTGTTTGACCTGACGCTAGGTATGGTTCGAATCCCATTTGATATCTCCTGTAAGTAACATAAATATATAGGAAAAATAGTTGACCTGAATCTGACACACCTTATAATTCAACAAAAGGAGTTGATATGGGTATACCAGAATTAAAAGACGTATCGGAAAAAGTCGAGAGTCATGCAAGAAACTTCAAGACATCTTATATAGACGCTGTTGTTAAAGTGGCGGAAGAGAACGAGATTGACATCGAGGTAATCGGTAAGTTTCTTACAAAGCCTATTAAAGAAAAACTTGAAATAGAAGGCAGAGACTTAAACTTAATCCGTTCAAAGAAACCAAAACTACCTTTTTAAGTTGACATCGTTTTTCGTTTATGGTATAAATACATCGAAGCGGGGAGTTCCCGCGAAGTTTAGTGCGGGGGAGTTCCTCGCGGAAAGGATAAAAATATGGGTTCATTTTCTGATTTTAAAAAGCGTTCAAAGAGTAGCATCGGGGATCTAACTGCGAAGTTAGAACAAATGAATAAGAAGGAGTCCTACAAGGATGATCGCTTCTGGATGCCTCAACGAGATCAATCTGGTAACGGATACGCAGTGATTCGTTTTCTTCCTGCTTGTGAGGGAGAGGAACTTCCGTGGGCTAAGTATTACGAGCATACTTTCCAAGGTCCAGGCGGTTGGTACATCGAAAAGTCTCGCACGACACTGAATGAAAAAGATCCTGTTTCTGAAATGAACAGTCGTCTTTGGAACAGCGGTGTTGAGTCTGACAAAGATATCGCTCGCGCCCGTAAGCGTCAAACACGGTATGTGTCTAACATCATGGTTGTCTCTGATCCTGCAAACCCTGATAACGAGGGTAAAGTTTTCCTCTATCGTTTTGGTCCAAAGATCTTCAATAAGATCCAAGAAGCGATGCAACCTGAGTTTCAAGATGAAGAACCGCTCAACCCATTCGACTTCTGGGGTGGTGCGGACTTCAAATTGAAGATTCGTAAAGTTGGTGGTTATGTAAACTACGACAAGTCTGAGTTTGCTCCATCGACAGAATTGTTTGAGGGTGATGACTCCGCTTTGGAGCGTGTCTGGAATCAACAACACAAACTCGGAGAGTTTGTTAATCCTGAAACTTTCAAGTCATATGATGAATTGAAAGAAAAACTTGATGCAGTCGTTGGTACTGATATCCGCGCCTCTGCTCCTGTAAAGGAGAAAACGATTGAGGATGTTCAACCCACACCTTCCGAGAGTGTGAGTGATTCAACAGAGAGCGGTTCAAGTGATAAGCAATCCACTATGGATTATTTTGAGGATTTGATGAACGAGAATAGTTGATACTACGCTATTCTTCTCTCTCAGAGGGCCCTTCGGGGCCCTCTTTTTTATTACGCAAGCAGTTGTCCTCGCATCGACTCAGATGCAGATGCTCTAAATGATCCGTTTTGTGTCTGAGTGGACGCTCCAGAAACAGTCGTATTTTGAACTGAGTTTATACTAGACTGAGTATTATTTACCATACCTACACTATTATTTTGTGTCGTTTCAGATCCTCTAGCATTTTCAACATCATTATTCGCATTTATAACAGTGGTTGTTAATGACCCCCCAGTATTTGCGCCTAAACTAGTGGTTGTATCATCAACACCAACGACATTACCCGAAGCGATTTCTTGAAGCGCCTCATGAAAACTACCGAAACCCATACGAGGAGTTAATGATGCTCCAAGACCAAGAAACCCACCTGTCATCTTATCACCCATTTTATAAAACATGGTTGATTTTAAATTTTCAAGTTCTTGATTGAATCTATCTGGTCCTAAGTCTCTCTTAATTAGAGAATCATCTTCTAATTGTTCGACCTTAGTATAATACTCTTTTGCAAGATCCCTAAAAGTTTCTTTGAGTTGTGTTTTCTTTCCCTCGTCCGACTCATTTACAATTTGATCTGCAATCGCTGCCATTCTTCCCTCTAAAATACGAAGAGGAGTAATGTATCTCGCTGATAATGCTCTTGCTGCTGGATCTTCTGCTTGAACCTGTTCTGCTACGGATGGTCCTACATCACCAGTTTGAACAGTTTCACCGAATGCACCGCCTATTCTTTGACCCGTATTAGGATCAGTAAAGAACGTAGCGGCTCGCGCCTCACCAGACTCAATCATTTCATCAGTGACTTCGCTACGACCCACTATTATTTCTTTACCAGTTTCATCAGTTATTATAAATGCATCTTCGCCTGTCTCTGTTTGTGCGATACCCATGCTTCTTGCTGATGATCTGTTCATCCGAGCAAGTTCCCTTTCAAATTTTTTATCCATCGCAGGACTGATTACATTATCAAATATTGCTGTACCTAAAATATAACCTATTCCTGCTCCAGCGAGAACGGTTCCAGCAACAGCAGCGATTGATGCAGCACCAACAGAGGTTCCCATCAAAGTCATGAATGACGTTAAACCTGCTCTGACTGCCGCGCCTGCTGCTCTGGCTCTTGATCCAGCAGCAGCACCACCAGCCGCAGATGCCGCAGTACCAGCCGCACTTCCAGCAGCACTTCCAGCAGCACCAGCAGCGACAGCACCAGCACCTCTAGCAGCAGCACCCCTAGCAGCAGCACCAGCAGCACCCCTACCAAGTCCACGGGTAGCGATTCTAGCAGCAATCGCGTCATCAACAAGAGTTCCCTCCAGTATACTTCCTGCTGCGTCTCCTAATGCCTCAACGAGTGTGTTACTATCACCATCGCCTGCGCCTGCAAGTCCCATCGCTGCCGTTAATTCATCCTCTCTATCGTCACTTTCTTTTTTCGATAATCTTTTAGCCTCTCTTCTCTCTTCTGCTTCCTCTGCTGATGTGGGTAATCCCGCAAAGTAGTCAGTTAATAGTTCATCAATGTGAACAATTGGAGGAAGTATCTCATCTATCATCGCATCAAGTGTAGTTGAAAATCCATCTTGTAGAATATTAGAAATTTCACCTATATTCCCTACGGCTCCACCTCCAACACCATCAGCGTCTGCTTCACCCTCATCATCGGGTGTACGGGGCTTG